CCATGAAATTCGAGCGAGTCTCCCCTTTCCTCCCTACCATGACTCTCATGGAAAGTTACCGATGCCCTCAAGACGTCGTCGCTCTCCCCATAATGAAGAAGATGTACCCGGGCATCACCACTCAATCCGCCGTTGTCAGCTCCATCAAACACGTACACGCTGGCTACACAAATCCTCGCGCCCAAGTCCTCACCTTCACCCAACTTGAAAAGATCAGCGAGAGTATCCGCGCTTCCGCGAACGGCGCAACAGTCCATGAAGAGCAAGGCTCCACCTTCAAGAGTGTGATTCTCCACTACGCGGGCACCAAAGCGGAGCGTGACCTCATCACCTCCTCGCCTAACCATCTGATTGTCGGGCTCACCCGGCACACCCATGAACTTTTCCTCCGTGACCTGACTTCCGTTAATGATCAAACCGGCGAACTCATTAAATTCATTAACGATTCATCCCCTCTTAGCAATTATGCGGATAATTCCAACATCGATTTGCAGGCGCTCGACACCGCGAACAACAAGCACCAAGTCCGCATTGAAGAGGACGTGCATGAGGATACCGAAAGCTACCCACCTTGCGCAGCTGATGAGACCGCCGCTGAGCAAGTATTGACCAAACATTACGGTGCAAACTTCACCGAAGAACACCAACACGTCATGACCACCGAGATCCCGATGCACGATGATGCGAATGGTCGCGTCAGACTCGAAAACCTAGGGAAGGATGAAGCTTTCGAGCAGAAGACACATAAGGTACACCGTTTCACCGCAGCGCAAAGAGTCAAAGTAACGAAGGCCAGCGATCAGAGGATGCTGATTAAAACCATGATGGACAGACTCACGGTAGCCACCAAAAGCCTGCCGAATCACAAAGCCAAAGCAATGGCAACGAGGTTGGCCGAGAAGGTCGAGGCTGAGTTCGACTTCCGAGTTTCCGACGCGAACCTCCACCAATGTTTCGTCGAAGCGGCCGAAAAATTTGAAGCCAAAGGGCATGACCTCAACGACCTTTTCGCCGTCGAGAACTGGAAAGACATGAATATTCACCAAGTCAAATCTTTCCTCAAGACCCAGCAGAAACCATCTCTGAGCAAGGACCCTTTGACCACCGACAAATCCGGCCAAAGCATCTCCGCCTGGGAGAAAACTCTTAACTTCCAGGTCAATCTGTGGGCTCGCATCTTGGAACAGGTGCTCACCAAACAATCCCATGGACGAGTCATCATCGCCACCGGTATGACCGATAAAGAGATGCTCACTCTTCTCGAGAAGAAACACGAACCCAGTGATAAACACGTTGCAAATGACCACACCAAATTTGACTCCACCCAGAACGAGGTCCCGATTTACGTCATCGACCATCACTTCGAAACTTTGAACCGCCTCAACTCTTTCCAGATCCCGGATTACGTTAGAGAGCGTCTCATCGAGCAACAGTCCGTCCGACAAATTTCGGCCGATACAGCATCACTCGTCGTCAAACTTTCTCTCGATTCTGGCCAACCTCTCACGCTCATCAAGAACTGCTCATGGAATTGCGCCATCACTTTGGACACTGTGAAAGACGCGCGAGTCATCTTTATCAAAGGCGATGATTCAATATGTTTCGGACCCGACGTAGCTTTCGATTTCAACGCCATGAAATTTTATATCAAGGACATAGGCTGTCAATTCAAACCTGAAGAGTCTTTCTCCGGTGAATTCGTCGGCTTCATTGTCAACAAATTCGGCTCCGCTCTCGACATCGGAAAGATCGCCGCCAAAGTTCTCACCCGGAACTACATCGACAAGAAGGATTTTGATGAATACAGAACCGCTGTCGGAGTCATGCTCCGCGACGTCCCGCACTCGGCCGCCCACAACATGATAATGGTCAACTCCTACCACCACACCAGATCTTTGGACTCCACTGCCGATTTCGACACCCTTTTCAGCTTTCTCATGAACTTCGCAGCTGGTAAGATCCCCTTCGGGAGCACTTGCGAATACGAGAACCGCAATTACATCACCGACTGCGTTTCCAATTTGTCCGACCATCACGGCATCGACGTCAGCAAGCAAAAGAAGATCCCGCTGACCCACCTCAAGAACGGCTCCTGGAAACTCCTTAAGGGACATTTCAAATAAGGTATTCTATTCACCATGGCAAGCAGATACGTTATTCATCCAATCACTCGCGAACCACG